ATAATGACACTCAACAGCAAGATAAACCGATGCAGATGAGCAGCATGGCTTTTTCCACTCCCATCTCGGATCTCGAATATGAGGAGCCCATGAACAATCCTATGTCGGCAGATATGCACACCGTGATTCCACCTCAGGCGTCCGTGGCTCCCCACGAGATGCTCATGGCTCAGCAGGCACCTCAGCCTCCCGCCACCCCTCCTCCGGCACCCGCTCCGGCTCCCGCCCCGTCGGTGGAAAAGAAGTATCCCCTCGGTCTGACCAAGGAGCAGTACGAGGCACTGATTGTGGCTGTCCTGGTCGGTCTGGTATTCTATCCTGACGTTCAGGCGAAGTTGGCAGTCTACATCCCCAACTTCATGTCCAAGGATGGATCTCGCAGTCTGGCGGGACTGGCTGCCAGTGGTCTTATCGTCGCGGTCGGTTTCTATCTGGCCCGCAGGTACTTTGTTGACAAGTAATTAAAGAAATAAAACACTATAAAAATACAATTGTGAAGAAATCCGGTTCTACAGAATGTGGTTCGCGGGTTACATTTAAATCTTACTTTTTAGAATCATAGTAATAATTTTAAAAAATAATAAAAAAATTCTCTGGGTGGGGCTCGAACCCACGACCTTGGGATTAACAGTCCCACGCTTCTATCCAACTGAGCTACCGGAGAACAATGTGAAATCACCCAGGCAATCCACTCCATAAGAGGCTACCTAGGCTTGAACTTCACACTGTTATCTTGGAGTTTATGTTTAACTATTTGACGCATGAAGAAATCTCCTGACATCAGGACGATCGGAAGGGGTCCGAACATCAATACGGTCGGAGCAACTGCGATGGCTACGCCGACCTTCTGACTTAAAGAAAGATCCTGCATATATAGTAATGTATGGTTATTCTATCTGGCTTGTGCCACTGAATCATCGTCTCCTGACCAAGGTCTACAAGTTCAGGCACATCCCACACATTACCATCTCGACCAATCACGTGACCATCCCCGACCCTGACAATCTTGGAAAACTTTACAACGTCGTGAATTTCAATTCGTATGGAAAGATCGGAAAGCAATATGCGATCGATCCACTGCATTCACTTGGATGGGAGTGTGACGTGGAAGATTTAGACATCAAGCACACGCCTCACCTGAGTCACTTGTATTCATTCTTTCCCTACAGCAAAGTATATTCGGTGTATCCCACGCCGATGCGCTTGATCGCTGAGGTCTGCGTGGCGGACACCCGATCCCCCAACTGGGAGGAGTGGAAAATAATTAAAGAAAAGATTCCAAGATAAAGTACAATGGCTTTTTTACCTTTTCTTCGGCATGGCGATCTTTATGATCTTCTGGACACGACGTCCAAGGTTCTGAACGAGCTTCCCAACATGGAGAAGCAGTTTAATACTAAAATGGCTGACAGATATCTATACAAGCGTACCCACACCACAGATGAGGGTTTCGAGATTGAGATGCACCTCCCCGGGGTGGGCAAGGACAATATTCAGATCATGCTTTCTTCTGATGATCATGAGGTGACCATCGGCTACGGTGAGAATCGAAGTGCCTCATTCGATTTGCCCAGTTACGTGGATGTATCGGATGAGGGTTACAAGGCGAGTTACATTGACGGAGTTCTCAAGCTCTTCTTCAAGATGCGAACTTCGGACAAGAAGCGTCGGGAGATCAAGCTTGATTAGACAAATAGTGTTCCGCCGAGACCACCTTGGCACCGGAAGACGTTAAAGTTTACCGCGTAGAGTCTTGCTTTACGCGATATGCTATTATCGACCAGAGTTAGATCAAAAATCTGACTGGAAATTCGGCTCATGTTGACCGTTCCGGAAGGGAACGTTCCAGAATTTTGCCCCACGTTGAACACATTCGCCTTGTAGCTTGGTGTCTGAATGTAATATTCATAAGGCTGAATGGCTCTCATGGTCATTTGATCCAAGTTGAAATAAACTTGACCATTCAAGAACAATCGCCATCGGGTCACCTGGTCGTTTAGATAGCTTGTGTATGTGGAACTTTTATGCGAAGAATAGTCGAAAACGCCACTGGTCCCAGAGTCATTTTGTACGACCAAGACGAACTCCTTTACAGGATTTTCAAATTCGGTTTTGAAGCGGATCTGATTGAGATCACCCAATGTGACCCGGGCAAGTTGTGTTTGTCTTATGACGTAGTCCATCTGTTTTCCAAGGAAGAATTGCCGATGTTCTTCCGAAAGATAGGCAGCCTGTAGGTTGACTTCTATGTTCGGCAGAGGCACGCCTCCGAGTTCGGCTTGCGTTCTCAAGACGAGTCTCAAATCAATCGTGTGTCGGTTCAAAGCCAAAAGGGGAAAAGCATTTTCGTATCCTCTTCCAAAAAACGGAAGTTCGACAATGAAATTTCGTGAAGGCGAACTCGTGCCGTAGGAGGTTGGAGAGACATTCCTAGCTAAGAGGGCATCATTACTGTTTCGGGTCCTCTGTGAATCGGTAAGATCCGAAATCACAGCCATGTACTCACCTGTCAAACTCACGATTGTCTGACCTCCCACCAGAAGTTCAGCACGTTCTATGAAAGCATGTCCGGCGTCCTGTGGGACTGTCTGTGTGTTTGCATAACTAAAATTCAGAAAGAAACCTGTTATGATATCACACGTGTCATTGTCTATCGTACAAAGGCTTGATCCACCAAAACGGATATCAGAATTGAAAGCCAGACGAAGATTCTCGGACGTGTACCCCGCACGATCCGTGAAAACTTTTTGATAATAACTTAGTTCGGGCGTCCCTGTCAAAAAAGTGTCTTGGTATCCTGTGACGGCAAGCCGCATACTATTATGATGTGTCAAAAAAAGATTTGAAAAAATACATACGACTATTAGACATGAACATTCAACTCAAAAAATTCAACCCCGCTTCAATGGGTGACGATAAGGTGTGTGTGTTTATTGGCAAGCGTGGCACAGGAAAATCAACGTTGGTGACAGACATCCTCTACCACAAAAAGCATCTCCCGGCGGGCGTGGTGATGTCAGCGACAGAAGAAGGAAACCACTGGTATCAGCAGTTCATCCCGGACTTGTTCATCTACGGTGAGTACGACAAAGACATTATAGAGAGAGTTATCGACAGGCAGAGGAAGATGGTAAACATGAAACCACCACCCGGAAAGAAAGAACTGACATCCAGAGATATTGGAGCCTTTATCCTGATGGACGATTGTATGTATGATAGAAAATTCCTAAAAGACTCGTGTATCCGACAGTGCTTCATGAACGGTCGCCACTGGAAGATCTTTTTCATGTTAACGATGCAATACTGTATGGACCTCAGTCCGGACCTCCGCGCCAATGTGGACTATGTATTCATAGCCAGAGAAAATGTAATCCAGAACCGAGAAAAGTTATATAAGGCGTTCTTCGGGATCTTCCCAAATTTCGACATGTTCAACCAGGTGATGACTGCGTGCACCGAAAATTATGAGGTTTTGGTACTGGACAACACCAGTAAGTCCAATCGGATCGAGGACTGTGTGTTTTGGTATAAGGCAAAGATCCATCAGAACTTCCGAGTGGGATCTCAGCAATTCTGGAGCCTCCACCAGAAGACCTACAAAAAGGCAGGAGGCGCCACCAAACCTGGTCAGGATCCTAACGATGTCAAGAGAAATAGGAACTCCCAAGCCCTGCAAGTAAAGAAGTTGAAATAATTATTCAGGGTCAGGACGATGTCCGAATGGACATCCGACACAATGGAGACCAAATCCATCGCACTCGCGACGACCGCGCTCATTGACTCTGGGCTAGTGAGCGAGAGCAAGGCGGATGCGCTGGCCACTCACCTCAGCAAGGGCGCCAAGAACTGGTGCATCAAGCAAATGAAACCCGGCGACGTGAACGAAAACATGAAGGAGTTACAAAAGTTCAACTCAAAGGTTTGGACGGAATATCTCGCCAAGAGGAACTACATTTTTGACGTTACTGAAAGTGGAGTGGTCAAGCGCAAGACACCACTGGTGGAAAAGCAGGAACGTCTTTTGGAAATCAAGAACAAGATGGTTGGTGAAACCTTTGTGCCACCCATCAAAAAGGTCAGCAAAAGACTTCTGGACCAGGCACGACTCAACCGACTTCTCACTTTAGTCAAGAAAGACATCGACGAGATGGAGAACGAGATGAAGGGTCTGTCCATGATAAACCAAAAACTTGAACGCTACTTTATTCGTCGACCTTCCTTCAAACCCAAGGTCTTCATAGGACAGGAAGAAGAATACCTTGACCTTCCTGACATCCCCAAGAGGAAGCGCATCCTCAAGAGACTTTTACACCTTCTGAACATGAAACGTTTTGGAAAGATGGAAAAGATACACGAGAAACTCACACAAGTTCGCAGGGACACAATGACCAGTCTGGTTCAGATACAGCGAGACATCTTCATCAATTCTGAAGCGTGTTGGACGCGTGCAGAAAGGGCATCATTCTTAGACAAGAAACATGCGAACGATGAACTCAAAGCTGAGCATGCCAAGCTCTCGGAACACATCTCATCGAACCTGAGCGACTACATGGTCGAGGTGCCAAAACCTTTCAAAAACGCCACGGTCATCAGCGAGAACGACACGCGGGCAAACTGGAAGAATCCAGAGTTCAAACGCCTCTACGCGAACCGGATGCGATCACTGATCTACGCGATCCGCAACAACGACAAGTCCAAGTTTCTGGACAGGATCAAGAGTGGTGAACTCAAGCCCAACACATTCGACTCTAAGGAGATATGGGACCTTTGGTATCAGGAACCCAAGAAGGAGGTGGTCGAGAAGAAGCCTGAGGAATACGAGGACGGGATGTTCAAGTGTGGCAAGTGCAAGTCCATGAAGACCACCTACGTGGAGAAACAAACGCGCTCAGCAGACGAGCCGATGACCTTATTCATCACCTGCAGGATGTGTGGCACTGTGATGAAGCGTTAAAGAAAAGACATGGAAGATATTTAGAATGTGTAGTATCTGTGATGAAGACATTTCCTTCGTCTGCAAAGTCAACGTCCGTTGCGGTCATCACGTTCATCACGAGTGTCGTCTAAACCTCGTCCCATTTACAAAATGTTCAATATGTAATAGATTTATAATTAATAAACTTGATGTCTACTTGAGTGACAACGATGAAATATGTCACAAACGTTGTGATACAAACACGCGACGTTACTATCCACCTTGTCCGGTGGAAGGATGTGGCATGGCTTTGCACAAACACCATGTCATAACAAATAAACAATGTCAACAGCTCATAGTGGAACTCGAAGGAAAGACGTTTGAAGAACGCATGGCGATCTACCTTTCTTACGGATTCCGCGAAGATGAATTGGGTGGAGGAGAACTTGATGAAGAAACATGGAAAAGAATTCAGACAATCATCTCGGCTTCTTCACAGGAAAAGGAAACAAATGAAGAGGTTGTGATTCCGAAAGAATCTAAACCAAAACCGGTCATTCCTCCGCCCAAGACCTATGAACCCCGCGAACTTGCTCCCGGTGAAAGATACAAGCCACCAAACAAGTCTAGACGACCCCAAGAACACGGAGCTTCTCTAAAAACTCTTGTTCCTCACTCTGTGAAGGATAGGGTTCATGCGCCCCATCAAGAAGATTTTGCTTTATTTTCACAAGGTCCAATTTAGAAAGGGTCACGGATCCAAGAATGTAGTCCTCATAGGCTTCGGCGACCGCTGGAATCAGTGGCTTCACCAGGTCGTACATCGCCTTGGCGTACAACTGAATCTCCGGTTGGGCATGACTGTCCATCCTGAGACGCAGATAGTGAAGAAGATTGTGTAAGTTTATCTTCCAATAGAACTCGGTGTAGGTCGACAGTGGCAGATGCTCCCGCGCCGTCTCTCGAGCAACTCCGTGGTCCAAGAGCCTTTGATAGACCTCGAACGCCTGTTCACACGAAGCCTTCTGGTCCCTCAAAAGAACCATGGACTCGGGTGAATCCAGAACTCCGTCGGAACCTTGGTGGTTCACCTTGGACTGACCACGGAACTCGGCCGGAACGTGGAACTCCTCGGGCAACTGCGAGTAGCGACCCGAAATCTCATTGATACTGGCGGTCCGGTGACGCATGTGCTGCCGAGCCAGAAAGATGGGCATCTTTATGTGAAACTTGAAGTCGACCATCTCAAAAGGGGTAGTGTGGGCGTGACGGAGCAGATAGCGAATCAGTCCACGGTCACTCCGAACACTCTTTGTGCCTTCTCCATACGAAACGCGGGCGGCTTGAACTATGGCATGATCAAGATCCTCCCTCGGCATTGTATCGACAAGACGTACGAACCCATGCTTCTCAACACGGATTTCTGACATTTATTATACTATCGAATGTATTCTCTAATTAACATCACATCACAATCTCCCTCCACCGGAAGACCTTTGTCCCTCCACCCTTCCAGACCATCTTCAAGGACAAATATGTTAGTAAATCCATATTCGTTCATGTGGACCTTGGCCATCTTGGCAACCAGTGACTGTTTGTTGTTTCCGTAAAGTACTATGGCTTGGTCGAATCCAGGAAATGTTCGACCCGTTCCTGAGAAAAGACCTTCCCCTC